TCGAGCATCGTCATGATTTCGTCTGCTACACGCTTGTATGCGTCCCATCCTACTTCACTTGCTATCTCAACGTCGCCGTAGCTCACTCTCTCTACTCCGAACTCGCCGGAATCTCTGTCTACGGTTCTTGCTATTGGTGGTGCTATCTCGGGTGTGCATGTAAAGCCGTCTAGGTCTTTACTGCGATAGCTGCAACTGGCAGTGGGTGCAATAGCGAACGCCCTTACCATGTTATTCTTTCTTGCTACTTGCGAAGCCTCGAAAATAGCTTGCTGTAGAGCCCACGCAGCCACCCCTGCTTCATCGCTGGCGGAGTGACCAAGGTTAACGAGTCTAAGTGCTTCTCCAAAGTCTTTGTAGGTGATGTTGTATCTTCTGAGGAAGTTGGATAGACCGAGCATTCCGAGCCCGACTTGCCTATCTTCACTCGGGGAAAGGTATTCTCCAGACCCTCCAACACCTGTTCTGCCATGAAGATCGCACAACTGGGACATGCCAGATACGAAAGCTTCTTGTAAGTTGTCGAGTGTACAGGCACCGAGATTGACATGCTGTAACAAGCAAGTTCCTCGTGAGGGCAAGTATACTTCAAGACAGACGTTTCCATAGATACGCTCCCCGGATTCTGTGTATTTGATTTTGTTGAGCCATACGTCTCCTGATTTAATTCCATATATTAGTGCATTCTTAGTATCTTGATCTGCTGCTTCCCACATTTCATCAGTGATGTCTACACATCTCTTGACCCATGGTAACTCAGATCTTGGTGCAATTATAAAGTCTACCACATCTGGGTGTGATAGATCTAGGTGGAGTACTATAGCTCCATTTTTGTAAGCTCCACCTCTTCTCAAAGTTTCATTGAGAGCTGAGTATATTTTACCGAAGCTTACGGGACCAGTAGCTACTAGCCCTTTATCATTTTCATGTCCTGCTGGTCTAAGCTTAGACAGGTGGATAGCACAGCCTGCACCATAACGTAGTGCATGGCTAGCAAACCTCCAGCTCGCTTCTATACCATTAGCACCTTCCATAGTATCTTCGACTACGAAGGTGGTGCATGACACAGGTAGTCGGGATTCTGGGTTATCCAACCAAGATTGGACCCGACCAGTGCGGGAGATTAGTTGTGACATTTTAAAAAATAATACTATTTTCCATAAGGTTTTTCAGAGCATTGCTTAATGCAAAGTTCTGACGTTGTAAGGCAAGGAAGACAGTAATAACATCTTCCTTATTATCATAATGTTTACGTAAATTATCTTCAATTACTCTCATCTTGAAGTCCTGTTCCACTGTTAATGGTATAGGAAGCTTCGGGCGTCCAGAGTTTGGGTTCATTTTTTTCGGTATCATAGTCCTCGATTGTAAGTATTCGGGCTAACCTTGCATTAAGTAAAGCATCTTCTTCAGTTAATCCTTTATCTTCAAATGCTTTTACAACTGTAGCCCAGTTATAACCTTCCTTATTGAACAGAGTCTCTGCTCTCTTTACTCCTATCCCCGGTACTCCACTGTAGCCGTCTGTCTGATCGCCTGCTAGTGTCTGAATCAGATGCCATTTAGCACCCTCTTCCGGTGTAATCGTAATAGTATCTTCAAGGTTGTATAATTTCCCGGGTATCTGTCTCATATCTTTATCAGGTGAGACAATAACATTGCCGGGGTGTTTGGTAGCGTAGATACCCATAGTATCATCTGCTTCGAGTTCGCTCATAGTAATTACGTTATAATGTATACGTAAGTTATTTATGACACGTTTATATCCGCAGGGCTTCTTTCTATTTCGATGACCTTTGTAATCTGGGGAAATTTTTTTCCTAAAATTCTTGGTGTCTGAAAAGAAGAGTACTGGCTTTGCAAAATCGCCGAAATGTGACTTTATCTTGTCTATTTCAGTCGTTACAGCCTTATACGCTTCACTATAGTTAGATGTAACAAATATAACGTCTTCTCCGTAATCAATCTCTGTTTCGCAGGCTGCACAGCATTTATATACTATGAAGTCTGCATCTATTAATAATCTCATGGTGGTTTTAATGTACGTCTGCCCAAGTCTTACCAATCTTAGCTTCTGCTGCGATTGGACATCTTAGGCGGTAATGTTCGCCTGCTAATTTGGCTGCAAGCTCTAGCCATTTTGCCAATTCTTCACAATCACGAGGATAACATTCATAGTTGAGTTCATCATGTACAAATGATAGCTGATGTGCGTCTTGTGGAAGGCACTCATTTATGGTGACCATCCATCTTTTGGCGATCGTCGCTGCGCTTCCCTGTAGGAGGTAATTGAGAAACTTATGCCCTTTGTCAACCCCGATACGACGACCGTCGATGGCGTTTGCATAACCTCTCTGGCTACACTTTTGGCAAGCCTGTAGCAGCTCCGCAAGACCCGGAATGGCGTCAACATAAGCTTTACGTATATCGGCTCCTTTCTTGGCCGCTTCATTTTCGGATAACTGTTTGTCAAAGCTCCTCCCTAGTTTAATGTTTCCTGCTCCATAGAGGAAGGCATACGTGACTGTTTTGACTTGTCGTCTTGTGATTCCGATTCTCTCGGCATTCGTGGCGTGGATATCTCCGGTAGTGAGGATTCTGGAATAGCGTCCTTTATCATATCTGGCGAGATAGTGGGCAAGCATCCTGAGCTCAATACCGCTAAGATCGGCAGATACCAGAACTTTAGTAGGTGTTGCGGTAAATAATTTTCTAAATCTTTCATCTGATGGTACTTGTGCTAAATTTGGTTTTCTATGTGCACACCGAAATGTATTGGTGGCAACGGAACAATGGTGATGTATTCTATTAGACGTCGTAACAAGCTTCTGCCATGCGTTCACGCCTTCCGAGATCATCCCCAATTTCTTGGTAATATCTAGACATCGAAGAAACAACAGGGCTGTCTCCGACCCAATATCCTTTAATACAGTCTCGTCTATTACTGGTTTCCCTGTCGCTGTCAGCTGTATTGGTTTCCAGTTCTCGTGGGTCTTCAGAATCCATGCTATGTGGTCTCTTGATGTTGGGTTAAGTTGTTTAAGCTTTGTAAATGGGCATCCTTGTACATACCCTTGTGTCCGGTTATTTCGCTTAGGTGTAAACACTGCTCCTGCAACGAACCCGTATTTTGTGCGTAATATTCCAGTAGCTTCTTCCATTTCTCTTCGCAGAGTTGATTCGAGTTCATATGCTGCTCGTGTGTCGAAATACCATCCATGTTCTTCTTGTTTTTGTAATATGTGGGCGACCTGATGTTCTAATTGGACCCAATCAGGTAAGGGTGGAAATGTTGGCATAGTTTCTTTGTAACAATAGTGTCTTGTTCGCAGTAGTCTTCCATCTCCTTGCTCCATTCTAACCAGTTAGACGTCTCTCCAAAGTTCCCTTTGTATTCGCCTAGTCGGTAGCCGTAGGATTCCAGAGAATGGCGACCATACAGCTTTGGCGGCATACCATTTATCTGTGCTTTTCGATCGACCTCAAGCATATTAGCATGGTATAACCTTGATAATAATAATGTATCTATAATTCTACCCTTTGGTTCAAAGAATGGGTAGCACTCTTTTATTACTGGTATATCAAAACCAATAATATTATGTCCAATGATAGTGTCAGCCTCCATAAGAGATGTGACAGCATTGGTTATCGGCATTGCTTGTCCGGTGTCGTTGAATCTCTCAGTCTCACCTGTCTCATAATCTAAGACAACAATGCAATGTATTTCAGTCCTCTCTGCGTTTAGAGGTGTTGTCTCTATGTCGAACAGGAGGGTAGTAGGTTTTGTCTCTGAATTTGGCACGTTTCTTCGCTTGTCTGGTGGGTGGGTTTGGTCTCTGCAAGTCAGAAGTCTGTACTTGCGTCGAAAATTGGTGTTGTCGTAGTCTCATTTTCCTCATAAAATTTACATGACGCTAGGTCATAAGTTAATCTTGTAGCGACTCCAACTTCGCCAGAATATCTGTTCTTAAGAACTCTAATAGTTGTAGTGTTGTTGCTATCTTCGCTTTGTTGGTCTCTCTCCAGAGCGATGACGCTATCGCTAATCTGAGAGATTGAGTGAGACCCTCTAAGCTGTCCGAGGGATACACGGCCTCCTTCTTCGTGCGAATTACTGTCACTGTTGCTTCTCCTTAAATGTGATACTAAAAATAATGTGATTCCTGTTCTTTCGACTAAGCTACGTAACCTAGTCATGGTGGAGTCTATCATTCTTCTTTCATCACCATCAAGTCCTGATAGTAATATTGAGAGGTGGTCTAAGAATATAATACGGCATTCCAATCCACTGGCAAGGTACTCGATCCTGTTGTAAATAACATCTGGGTCAAAGCTACCAAAGCCATCAAAAAGAAAGACGTTCCAATTAGCAAGCGTAGCATTAAATGCCTCCGTTAGTTCTTTTTCTTCATGTTCTCCGATGTGGAGTGCTTTACCTACAGCTACTGACATCAAGCCAAGAGCTGTACGTTTTGTATTAGACTCTAATTCTAGGATACCTACAGTCTCTCCTTGTTTACAAAGAGTCGCTGCTAAGTCTCTCACGAATGAAGTCTTACCACTACCAGTTCCGGCAGTGATTGTGATAAGTTCGCCATACCTAATACCATGTAACTTCTCTTGTATACCTTTGTAAGGGTATTCATGGTCACATGCTTTAGTTGGTTCAGTAACTATATTAAGTAGATTCTTACCATCTATGATTCCGTCTGGTCGGTATGGCTTGGCGTCCCAGATGGCTTTTCTGATACTGTCAGTATCCCCAGCTTGGAGAGCATCTGAAGCATCTTTATAATTCTCGAGGCGGGCAACCTTGACTCTGCCAGATGGGAGTATTCCCGAGGCAAGTTCAGTGGCCTGACGCCCTGCATCATCGTTGTCGAAGAAGAGGACGATCTCTTGGTATCCCTGTAAGAACGGGATTTGTTTTTGGAGGTCTTTCTTGGCTGACGCCGCACCATGAGGTAGGCTGACCATCGGCCAACCTGACATAACCTCGTAACAGCTGGCAGCATCTAATTCTCCTTCTGTGATAACGATTCGCTTTCCGGAGGTGGGGAAAAGATGCTGTCCAAAGAGCTGATCTGATTTTCCACCTTCGTAATGAAAGTCTTTCTTCTTTGATTTAATTTTGAATCCAACAACTTGGCCGCCATCATTATAGTATGGGAAGCGGAGTGTATTGCCGTATCTGTAGATTCGGTAGAACTGGTTGGTGGCTTCACTGATTCTTCGTTTTTGCAGCTGTTCAGCTGATCCGAGGAATTGTACTTGTTCATTTGTCATTTGGGTGTAAGTTGTGTCCCCTTCCGCAGGGGTGTATGTCTGGCACGAGAAGCAGAACTTGTGACCATCAGAATAAACTGAGTTAGCATCTGATGAACCACAGTTACTGCAAGGTTCGTGTGCCACAAATTCGCTTTCTTGTTTCATATTAACCAATCTATGGGGATTGCGTGTGCTGATGCCCATTTAATGCCGTGCTTCTCACACCATTGGGCATAAGTAGTCTTGGATTTCTTACTGATCTTATTAAAAGGAGCTTGAAATACCATACGTAGATCAATATCAGGATTATCTTGCACGACTGATTTGATCTTACGTCTATCAGCAGCGTCCCAGTATCCTTTAGTTTCTAGCATTACACCATTTACTAATACAAAATCAGGATTATAGTGGTGTTGTATAGTATATGCTACCTTATGAGTCTCATATTCATACTTAACACCTACCTTATCCAGTATATCTGCGACGCTTTCTTCGAGCTTAGACCTAAAAGTCTTCTTCTTCTTGCTCATCTATTGTTTGGGTTTCGGGATTTCTACCAGTAGCTGAGGCAACAAAGCCGTCTGTCTTACCGAACATATCAGCAACATCTGCTTCGTCCATGCTATCTGTGTCTACAGCAGCACCTTCTCCTACAGCAACAATCTGTACGCCAAGCAGCTTAAGGCTACTTCCGTAGGTAACGCCATCCCTGAGTATGTATGGCTTCTGAAAGAAACCAAGTTTAACTGTTGATCCACCATATAGTGGTGTCTTTTTATCGGTGACTGGTGTGCCTTCTGTATCGACAACGCCCGGTCTCCTGTCTTCTCCCCATGAGAATTTAATTTTATATTTTCCATCTGCTACCTCCTCCCATGGTGTAGGTTTTAAGGTGGCTCTCTTTGGATTCTTAAGTTTGGACTCTGCCCATCCGAGCAATGATGTCCTCTCTGTCTCGAGTTTGTCTATTACACTTTCATCAACGACAGCTGATAAAGAGTAACCGAATTTACCGGGTTCAAGTATGGCTTGGAAGCCTTCTAGTTTGATCTCGTCAGTCACGTGGACGTTTTTAGGCATTAGTTTCAGTCTCCTTTTTTGGGGTTAATCTCTTAAGTTCTTTTTGAACTTCGGCTTTTTGCTCTTCGTAGTATGCAATTCTATTGTTAATTGCTTCTAGTTGTTTCTTTGTTTGTTCAAGTTTTGCTCTCTCTATATCCTCTCTAGCAACTACATATATTTCAGTAGGTGCAAAGAAGCTAGAAAATGGACTGTGTGAAAAGAAAGCATCTTTATAAATGTCTATTGTCATGTTAACAGAAAAAATAAGTGGATTCTATAACAGTTTCTGGCTGTAAGTCGCCAATAATAGGCGGTTCTGTCTCTGCTCCTATTTGTAGAGCAAAGTCACGGAGATAATCATGTTCTGCAAAGAGAATCATGTATGTCTCCCTTATTATAGCAGATAGTTTATCCATGTCGCAACATCTGCTTAACACACTGTCATGTATTAGTGCGATTGGTTCATCAAAACTACGCACAGCGAGGTGTAAGAGTGATGCGTCGAGACTATGAATAAGGTTGGGTGCAGTCGCAGCTTTGTGTCTAGTAAGATCAATACTGTCGCTGTCCTCTGTTGCAACGGATAACTGGCATCTACCAAGTAGCTGTAGGTCTAAACGTTCTACCTTCTTCTTCATAATGTGTTGCTTAACGACAAACCCAGAAGGTGTTGTCCACTCCACATGTTTGGCTCCACGTTTTAGTGATTGTGAAACCTCAGTCTCTATCCATTTCATAACTGCCATCGGACCGGGCACGATAAGGTGCATAGCCTGACGTACAGTATTAACTATCTGCGTCAAGTCGTCTTTATCGACCTCTATTCCCTTCTCCCTTAGTGCATCTTTAATATAAGACCTATTGGAGAAAGGTTTAGCGTTGTATGGGATAGTCATAACAGTACGTTTAACGCACTTCCTGTCCCATACTGAATGTATGTTGTGAGGTATTCCTAAGCTAAGTGCCGTCTCTGCCACTTTTCGGTATGCGTCTTGTGGTTGATCAGAAGGAACGACATTAACTAGCTTAGCTGTGGACTTATCCCTTGCTAAACCGGCCAAGATCTGTAGACCTGAGCATGTAGCGTCGGTTGCCACGGGTAGGGATGTAGTCTTTCTATCACGCTTGATACAGCAATGATAGTACTCATCACAGGCAGCTAAAAACTGCCAAGGTTCTTCTGCCGCTTCCCATTCTGCTATAAAAGCAACAGGATTGTTTGCGACAGCTGAGACAAGTGAGACATTAGCTCTAGTCCACTCAAGTCTCTCTTCCATAGTAGCTTTATCAAGACCATAACTGGTAGCTACTTGGAAAGCTAACCACTTCTCTGATATTTCATCTGCTTCATCAGCAAATTGTAATAAACTTTTTCCAAAGTCTGTATCTTGTGGTGTCAGAAAAGCTGGTATAGGGTATGCACGACCACGATAGTCGAACGACCAAGGTATATAGAAGTCTAAATCCTTGTATCTACGTACGGCTTCCATGGTCATGCGTGTTCGGCAGGATCTCTTGAACTCTGCTGCTCGCTTATTCATTACCTCTGCCGCTTCCCTACGATACCTCTTACGGGATTCCTTGTTATCTGCTATGTCGTATGGCTTTGGTGGCAGCTCGTAATTTATTATTGGGAGAAACTTTCCTACACTAATTCCTCTCTCCTCTAACAACGTTGCGGTCTTTACTATAAAAGGGTTAAGCCGGTATTTGACCTGTTGTATTTTGTTGAGAAAATCAATGGGTATATCTCCCTGTATACGGGAGGGATCGCCTCTTCTGACTAGGGAGTGACCTTGCATCAATTCATTGAGCATGTAGCCGCCAGCAGACGTGTTAGACCAGTCTTTTGGAGGTATCAACATAGGCCATGCAAGTGGACTAAATATTTCCGCATTTGCCATGACTTGATCCTTGATGTCCATGAACTCAGCAGTAGGTGCTATAAATACTGTAGTCTTGCGACCAGTACGTAATCTTTGCTTATAAAACCAACCACTAGCCTGCATAATACAGTCAAGTAACCAGCCACCTAGCTTAATACGTATACTTCTACTCCAAGGCGTCCATGGTGATACTTCATACCTGTTCATCAATGTCTTGATAACAGTAAGTTTCTGTTGAGTACCTATAGCTTTATGCCAGTAGTTATCCTTGAGAGTTTTGAGTAATGCAGGTGCATTCTCTTCATAATGTCTCATGGTACACTCGTCCTCGATAGATCTACCAATAGCTTCGCATACATTAGTTGCAATATTACAACCTTCCTTATATCCAAAGACTTTATCGAATGTAATCTTACATGCAATAGCTGCTGCCGCAAGTGGTTCAATAGTAGCTAAGTATATATGTATGTCCTTGAAGGCTGCACCATATTTACCTTGATGTATTTTAGTATTAGTTGTAATAATCTTATCAACTACGAGTGGTAATAAAGTTTCTATTGAAGCTATACCATATACACTAGCAGATGAGTAGTTCTGTTGTTCTAATTTAAGAGTCTGATCTCTAAGTCTCTTCAGACCTTGACTGATCTGTGTTCTCTCCAGCTGTATCTGCTGGTCTATCTGCTCTGGTGTAACATATGTCATTTAACTGGTCTCGTACTTGGTCATATAGGTGCTTGTAGACCTCACTATAATGAGGGTGGCTCTTTGGAAGCATATCTAACGCCTGTTTTTCATAAGTGTAGACGTCATCACTGGGGATAGAAATTCTTTTTGTCATTTTCTGTAATGTATCTTTCTGGTTTCAAGTGTTGTATATGGTCATGAGTACACAAAATAAGCTCTTCTTCTTGATCTGCAATGATCTTCTTTAGTTTCTTCTTTGCGTACTTCGGTATTTGGTAGGAGTATTCCTTGACTTTACCTGTCTTACAGTTACGTGTACGAATGATACAGTCATGTGACTCCATGATCTCCCAGCCGTTCATCTTCCAGTCCATGAATAAGTCGAACTCTATTGGCTCGAACCACTCAGCTGGTGCTTTAGCTATCTTATTGTAGTTGTTGGGAAAGTATTTCTTTGTCATAGGGTTTGTATCTTCTGTTAGGGTTGGAATGTGTGTCAAGGTATACGTCCTTGAGGGTGGTGTTATACCAGTCCTTTGCCATAGAGTCTGCTCTGTATGCAGCTTCCATGTCATCTTTTGCCATAAGGCAGAAGTGCTTACCGCAGTCGGTATCAGCACAGTAGTATCTATATAGTTGTGTCATTTGTGCTTGTGTGATTGTGAAAAGGTTAATTTACTGAGAAAGATAGAGGTACGCTTCTTGGCGGCCTGTACCATTCTTACTTTCTTCTTGGTTTTTGGTGGCTTCTTGCTGTGGTGTTGCCAGTTGGGTGTTGTCATAATTCCAATGGCGGATTACTCCGCTAATAATAAAACAATTAGTGATGAGATAAGAAGCAAGGATAGCAGATCGAACCACAACAACTGTGTTGTCAACATCCTTAGTTTTCTCATCTGAAAATGACCCCAATGCATATTTCCATATTTTCCATATATTATTCATGTGGGTTATATATTCGTAGTATGTACGCTACATACAAAAGAATAAAGACTAAAAAAAAGTAAATAATCATTTTGCTATGTATGGGAATTGATCTTCGTCAGGATAGTACCAGTCAACAAGTGCATACTCTAATGAGTCGCAATGATTCTCTGCGTACTGCTCTGCTTGACCTTGGTCATACACTATGCCTGCGTCAACATCGACCTTGATGAGCATGTATAGTGGTTTAATTT